AAAAAGCTTTCGACCACTTACCCACGTACCACCCTATTGACAAGATCTCTTGTGATCGAGTTACAGTATCTGTGGATGCTGAAGCTTATTGGAAGCTCGCGCGTCGTTCAAATGTTAACCTGAGGATTAGAGAGTTATCTAAGGGTGATACAAATGACACTGCGATCATTAATGATGCAACGTTCATTACCGTACCAAAAAACGATAAAACAGACAGAACTGTTCTCGTTTCCCCACTTGGCAACATGGCGCTTCAAAAGGCGCTTGGTTGGTATGTTGAGGGAATGCTTCGAACAATGGGCCTTGATATATCGACACAACCTGAAAAAAACAAGAAGCTTGCCTTCTTAGGAAGTGTTGATGGACTCGTAGCCACTATTGATTTGAAGGGCGGTTCGGAGATGTTTTGTGCTGAGCTTCTTGAAGCGCTCTGGCCACCTGAGCTTTTTCATCTTATGAAGAAGTTTCGGGTACAGGAGGTTACCCTCCCGCTGAGTTCTAAAAGGAATTCTATCAGAACTATTCCCTGCCACACGTTCATGACTATGGGAAATGGATTTACCTTTCCAGTCATGACAATGACCTTATTAGCCCTGCTATTTGGAATTAGTAGGGTCTACGATCCCGTTGAAACCACATCTACGTGGCGAAATGGGAAACCGTTGAGTAATAAGGCCATGCGTTACTACATCGATTACTCCAATTATGGAGTTTTCGGGGACGATATCATTTGTCCTGTCGAACGATATAGTGATGTGTGTGAGTACCTTGCTAACGTTGGACTTGTTGTAAATCTAGACAAGTCTTACGGTAGTGGGTTCTTCCGTGAATCCTGCGGCGGAGATTACTTCGCCGGCGTTGATATCACTCCCTTTTACACAAAGGGTTTAGATACGACTGCACAGATTCACGTTGCGATAAATCAAGCATTAGAATGGTCTTCAAAACACCATCCATTGTTAAATTTATTGCATTATTTGAGGAGCCTCCTTAAAAAGGTGTATATCGTTCCCTATTGGAGCCAACCGGATGCCGGAATACGGAAACCCACGATGACAGTACAACGGTATAAATACCTAGTACCTGTTGTCGAGAGAATCCCACTTCGGCCCGGTTCCACAAGTTTTGCCATGATGGCGATTTGTGGTGGTTTCATTAGAGGGTACATTTCACATAGATCACCGAAAGGTGATCTAGTGAAAGCCAAGACCCATCAGGGTGCTATTGGTATCCTTCTCCCACCTAAGGACGGTTTTACCGGCCTGAATGTGGTGGACCTTAACGGTCCATATATTGAAAATGAAGGAACCATACCCAATGGTCTCTTGGTAAGCGGGGCCGCGTCTCCATTGGAGCGCGGGCAGATTATTGATCTCTTAATTGAGATGATAATCTGAAGTAACGAACGGGTCTGCTCGCTGAGCACTCCCGTTTTC